CGACCGTCACCGTCCGCCCCCGCAGTTCCCGCAACGTCACCACGACCCGGATCGACGGCAGCGGCCCCAGACACCGCGGGCAGTCCACGACGACCGACTGCCGCAGCCGCCGCGCCACCGCCCCCGCCATCACACGCCCATGCCGTCGGGGATACACGCGGGATGCGAGGCGCGCGCCGCGTCCCACCACGCCCGGTCGAGGGTCTGCGCCCGCACCGTCAACAGCAGCATGCGTCCCGACCGGAACCCGTGCGCGACCTCGACGTCGGCCCGCGCGTCGACGTCGATCACGACCCGCGGCAACGGCAGACCACACACGGGGCAGTCGACGACGACCAGCGGATGCGACGTCGCCCGGGTCGCGACCATCACACGCCGCCCGGGTCGAGCGCATCCCCCACCCGCCGCAACGGGCGCCGCGGCGACGGGATCCGATCCAACGCCGCCCGCATCGCCGCCGGCGACGCGTACAGGTGCCGCACCGACGCGCACGACCACAGGTGCTCGTCGATCGCCCACCGCAGCAGCCGATCCGGCAGTGACCGCCATATCCGGTGAGGTAGCCGCATCAACGCGTGCGCCACCAGCAGCGCAACCCGCCGCCTCACCGCTCGCCGTCCTGCAGCGCCTCGCCGAGCGCCGCGAACAGGGACCGCGCGTCGCCGACGTCGAGCGTCGAATGCCGGTCCCCGACCAGCAACACGAGCGCCCTCGTATCGCCGCGCCGCAAGAGTCGCGCCCCGCGATACTGCCCCGACTCGTCGTGCACCGTCTCACTCCACAATTCCGTCATCGGCGTCGACGTCGGCATCACGCACCCCCAGCCCTACGGGCCCGCCGCGCGGCGAGCTCATCCCGCATCTTCCCCACCGCAGAACCAGGCTCATCCTGACCCCGCAACAGATCCCCCATGACGTCACGCAACTGCTTATGCAACGCCGCCCGCGCCGACCCCGACCCGCCCTGCCAATCGAGACTGTCCGCCAAGTCCAGCGCCGCCGCCGCCTGCCACGTCCCCGCCATCCCCGCCTGTTCGATCCGCTCCTCGACCTCATCCGCGATCAGCCGACGCCGCAACCGATACCGCGGGCGCTTCGGCTCCTCGTCCCCGGGACCCTCCCCACCCTTGTCCCCCGGGACCGTCCCCGGGACCAGCGCCGCCGGCGGACGCGGCGAACCGCTCGAGAACAACGGCGGCGGCGACTGCGGCGGCAAACCCTGTTCATCCCGCGACCGACACCACGACGAACAGAACCCATCCCGCCGACCCGCCGCGATCGCACCGCCACACGTGCAGTCCGGCCCGTCAGGCACGAGTCGCCAGCTTCCGCGCCCGGAACGCCGCCCCACCGCGCCGCGCCCCATCCCGCACGTTGCACGAGTCGTGAGCGAACCCGCGATACCCCGACCGATCCTCGGTGTGGTCGAGGTGCATCCGCGCCGGATCGTCCATCACCTCGCCGCACAACACACACGGCGACCCGACCGCCCCGCCGATCGTCGCCGCCCGCAACCGCCGATGCTCCGTCCCGTACCCCCGCACCGTCGGGCGCCCGCCCCACCCCCGATCGTTCCGCGCCCGCCGCGCGCAATCCGGCGAGCAGTACCGGCGCGACCGCGACGGCGCCGGCAGCAACCCGTCGCACCGTCGGCAATGCGTCACCAACGGGCGAACCGGGCCCCGCCGATCCCTGATCGTCGACGGCGACGGCTCGGCTCGGCGACACGGATGACACCGCGCCGAGCCCTGCGGCAGCGACCCCCGAACGCGATGCATCCGCTTGCCGCAGTCCGCGCACAGCAACGGCGGACGGGCCGACCGCCGCACCGACGACGGCGGGCCCAGCACAGCCGCCAGGTCAGGCACCCCAGCGCCATACCGGAACCGCAGATGATCTAGATACGTCGTCCGCTTCCGCATTTCGTCACCTTTCAGCCGCATTCGCCCGAATACATAGAGTTACGATCTTGATCCGTCGCCCGCTCGGGAGAGAGAACATGTCCATGGCGGGTCCCTGCGTGATCATCTTCTAAAAACGATCATGCGTCTGACCTGCACTTTTACCCCGACGGGACCCGGTGGCGGGTCCTGTACGGGTGGGGGGTACTTGTCGACTCTCACGCTGCGTCATATCCGACGCGGCTGACGCTACGCCTTTCGTCACGGGCTCGAGCGCGCCGTCGCCTTGGCAGCATGGGCACACGCCTAGGTCTCGCCCGTCGTAGGTGGTCAGCGCGCCGGATCCGTTGCAGTCGGGGCACGGGTACGGCTCGGGGTCGGCAGTCATCGGCGTCTGACGATGCGGGCGCATGACTTGCATACGTCGGCCCGGAGTGCGGGCACGAGTACGGGTGGCCCGCCGCCGCAGAGGGGGCAGGCGGGTTGGTCGGGGGGTGGGTCGTCGGCCTGGTCGACGGGGCGGGGTCCGGGTTCGGCGACGTCGTAGGTGTGGCGGGTCATGGCTGCAGGTTCCTGACTGTCGCGATGTCGGGGCGGGCGGCGAGGTGCAGGGCGTGCGGGGTGCATGCGAACGTGCTCGGGCCGGGTCCGTAGCCGTTGGCGGGTTCGAGGTCGAACCGCCATGTGGCGGGGTGTGGGCAGCATGTGTCGCCGTCGGGTGCGATGAGGCATGTGGGCCCGTGCGCTTCGTGGCGGTCGGCGATGTGGGGGGCGAGGACGGTCATGGTCGCTACCACTTGAGCGCCGATTGCCGGGTCGTTGTGGTGTGCCGGCGGGGTGCGGCGCCGCGTCGGATCTGTTGCTGTCGGCGGTTGGCGTATCGGGCGGCTTCGGTGAGGTTGCATGCGGCGTGGCCTAGTCCGAGTACGCGGCCGGTTGCGCGTTCGTGGCAGAGGTGGAGGTCGTCGGCCGGGTAGATGACGCGGGTTCGTTTGACGCATACCCGTTCGGCGCAGACGCCTGCCCCGGCCCGTTTGAGCGCGGTCATGTGGCGGACGCGTTCGGCGCGGTGGTCGCGTCCGTAGCGGTCTGATCGTCGGCTTGTGTTCGACCAGGGCATGCGGTGAGTGTGACGCGCGGTCAGCATGTGCACCGCGCGATCGCGCGTAGGCAGCCGTGGCACCGCACGGTGTAGCCGTCCCGGTCCCATATGCCGACGTACGTCTGCCATTTGCCGCAGCGGCAGCGGGGGAGGAGGTCGCGCCGCTGTAGTTCGGCGGCGAGCTCGTCGTCGGTGAGGTCGCGGGCCCGGGTCATGGCTGCCGCTCGCGGGCCCGAGCGTCGATCAGTGCGGCGAGGTAGCGCCGGCAGGTGCGGCAGTCGTTCCCGAGCCGCTGCCCGCCGTGCTCGTGGTTCGCGTGCGCGTCGTGCGCGGCCCGTAGTGCGTCGCCGTTGATGGGGGCGCGGTGTCCGGGTGGGGGGACGGTGAGTGTTCGGCGGCAGCGGTGGCGGATGGGTTCGGGTAGCCGGGCGGTCATCGTCGGCCCCGGTCGGGTCGGGGTCGTCGGGTGTCGAGGACGACGACGTTCGTCAGGTCGGGCGGTCGGGGTGTGGGCGCGTCGGCGATGAGCGGGATCTGTTGCTGTTCGGGTCGGTCTTTCGCGTCGTAGGCGCGGCGGCAGTCGGTGCACATGCCGTCGTTTCGTCGGGCGGTGCGGCGCCGGGTGGGGGTGCCGCAGATGGCGCAGTCGGGGAGGGGTCGGGGTGTGTCGGTGATCATGGTCGGGCCTCGGGTGATTCGACGGTCGCGGCGGGGTCTGTGGGGTCGAACGGCCGGGCGAGGTGCTCGAGCCGGATCGCTTCCTGATTGCGCTGGATCTGCGCGTCGTAGTCGGCCCGGTCGACGGGTGGTAGTGGTCGGGCGGCGGGCATCGCCGCGGTGGGCAACCCGGGCGGGTTGTCGCGGATCGCGTTGGCCTGTTCGGGGGTGAGCGGCTCGTCGACGGTGATCGTGTGCGGTTCCCAGCGGTGTGCGCCGGCGGGTGGTGTCGCGGGCGCGTCGAGGGGTTCGGGGTCGGCGTAGCCCTCGGCGTCGTGGTGTGCGCGGCGGTGTCGGCGGATGAGGGTGAGTGCTTCGGCGTTCTGTCGGGCGACGACGATGGCGAGTGTGAGTGCGGCGACGGCGATGGTGAGTGCGAGGCCGGACAGGAACGCGGTCATCAGCAGTCACCGCAGGCGCCGGGGAGGCCGCAGCACGTCGAGCGCGGAACGCCGAGTGGGCAGCGTCGTCGGGCGAGCGCGGCGACGGCGCGGGCCTCGGCGATGGCGTCCACGACGGGCATGAGGGCGTCGAGCGTCTTCTGGCACGTCGGGTCTGCATCGGGGTCGCAGCACTGCGCGATGTGCACGGCGTCGGCGAGGAGCAGCCGTTCCCGGTCGTCGCGGGGGCCGGGCGGGATCGGCTGCATTAGGCAACCCGCTCGGTGGTTCCACGAGTTCTGCCAGATGTCGAGGTTCAACCCACAGGCGCACACGCGGTGGCCGGGCGGGACGGCGGTCACCGAGTCTCCTCGCGGATCGGGTTGCCGTATGCCTGGTCGAGTCGGGGCCAGCCGAACAGGACGCTGAGGTGTGGGCCGGGGTGTCCGGCGGGTTGTGCGCAGACGGCCTCGAGGGTGGCGGCGCCGTCGCGGATGGCGATCGCGGACGGGCATTGCCCGGCGGGTAGTTGAGTGTTCGACATTCGCCGTCAGATCCTCTCTGCCGTTTCGGGGGATACAGGGATACCGGCCGGGCGGGGTTCGTCGCTTGGCGGCGGCAGTCCTGCCGCGCGCGGCCCGTCGTGTGCGTCACGCACGGGGCAGCCGGTGAAGTGCTGCGGGTCGAGCCACCCGAGCCGTTCGTCGCCGCACGTGCACCCCATCTGAACCTGTCGGGCGATGCGCCGTGCTTTGGCCCGTCCTTCGGGTGTGGAGCCGCGGCCGGACAGCGGGGGCGCGTCGACGTTCGGCAGTTGCCAGCCGTGCGCCTCGACTTCGTGCAGCAGCGACAGGGATCGGGTCGCGGCGGCGTCGGCCGGGCAGCCCCAGTCGGTGAGGTGTTCGGCGAGCCGGTCGAGGAGGTTCTGCCGGCGGGCGGTTCGGGTGACGGGATCGGCGGTCATGTGGGTTCCTCTCGCGGGTCGCGCGCGGTCAGTAGTTACGTCCAGAACTGTCGCCGCTGAGTTGGTCATGAGTTGGTCACTAAGGTGGTCATGTTCTGGTGGGGGCTCACACTGAGCCCCATGGGGTTTCTGTGTGAGCCCTAATCTGTTTCCCTGTGAGCCCTAAACGTTTCTGTGTGAGCCCTAAACCGTGACCGTTTAGGGCTCTGTCTGAGCCCTGATCGGGTGCCCGTTCCATCGCTTCCAGCACCCGGGCGAGGACGTCGGGCGGGGTCGCTAGTCGGTACTGCTCGGCGATGCCCCGGCGGCGGTTCGCCGACTGAACCGACACGATCAGCCCGACGTCGCGGAGGAACGCGAGCGCCCGCCACACCGTCGCCCGCGACGCGCCCGTGTCACCGATCAGCGCGTCGTTACCGGGGCGGACGTTGCTCCCGTCGAGGTCGCCGTATGTGGCGAGCGTCAACGCGACGAGCTTGACCATGGGTTTGATCGGCAGCGCCCGCACCGCCCGCTCCCACTCGAACCGCAGCGGACTCTCGCCGCCCTTGCGGGGGCTCACAACGTGCACCGCCGCGCGTGTGCTGCTGGTCGAACCGTGCCGCGGGAAGCACCCTTGCCGGGTGACGGCATCATGTGTGTTACCTCCGGTCGTGCGGAGTCAGCCCGGGCGATACGCGACGCTGTCCACGTCGCCGCCCGGGCGCCCCGTTTTAGGGGCGGGATCGGGACGCTACTCGCGGGGTGCGAGCCCCTCACGGTCGAGCCGCTCACCGTGCCGGCGGGCCCGCTCGTGTACGGGCAGCGCCAGCCCGAACCCCTTTTCTCGGGGTGCCAACGCCTGCCCGTCGTGGTGTTCCGGCACGTGCGCGCCGAGCTCGGCGAGCCACAGTTCGGCGTACCCGGCCGGGTCGTCAGTCGCCGACATGCCGTTTATCCCAGCAATGAGCGCACAGGCACTCGCACGCCTGTGCGCATCGGTAGGTGTCGGGGTGACGACACGGCTCGGCGCCGCGCCGGATCCGATCAGACACGGTCACTCGCTACCCCCTCAGTGCGTCGGATTCGTGACAGTCCGCGTCTAGTGTGACGCGCACAGCGACCGCGACCGCACCCGGAGGAACCATCGTGACCGACACCCGCACCGACCGTATCGCCGACCTCGCCCAGCAGCTTGACGACCTCGAACCCCCCGCCGTGAAACTCGCCCGGCGCCTCTACGCCGATGCGCGGCGGGATCTGCTGAACCTCGTCCGGCGGGGCGCCGACGCCGAACAGGTGCAGGCATACCGCTATCGGGCGGAGCGGGCGCATGCGCGTCTGGTGGATGCGTGGCGGGATGCGGTGCACCCCGTCTGACCGCGTCACGTCGCGCCCCCGTCCGGATCATCGGGCGGGGGCGCAGTCGTGTCCGCGGGCGGATCCCACAACGGCAGTTGTTCGGCGGGTGGCAGCGCGTCGTCGAGCGTCAACTGCCCGGGCACCCATTCCACGCGCGGCGGCTCGGTCACCGGACACCTACGGTCGGACGTGTGCCGCTCACCGACGACGGGCGCGACCGCCTGCTCGCCGAACTCGAGCGGGCACACGAACGGGTGTACCCGCCGCCGCTGGTCTGGTTGTTCGACCGCGATCTGTTGCGTGAGCACCGCGGCACCCTGCACGGGTGGCGGGACGGCGCCCCGCGTCGGGCGCTCGTCGTCTGGCATGAGTGGCCGCTGTACGACCGGGTCGAATGGTTGTGCGAGCCGTTCGTGAGGCACCGCTGCGAGTAGGTCACCACAACGCGTCCTGAGCGGACCAGGCGAGCACGTCGGGTAGCAGCAGATCGGGCGCATAGGCGAGATATGTGCCGTCGCACGAGTCGCAGCCGAACGCGTCGGCGACCTGCCACCGCTTCCAGCTGTTGACCCGACCCATGTGCACCCACTTGCCGCGGGCCCGCGCCCGGGCGGCGAGGTCGGCAGCGGCCGGTGACACCTTCCATTCGGTCGTTCCTCCGATGAACAGTGCGTCGAACGCGTCCCACGGCACGGGGAGATCCTCGAGCCCGTCCTGTGCGACGAGCGCCGCGGGCAGCCCGACGTCGCGGATCGCCGGCAGGAACGGCGCCGACCGTTCGAGGGTTGCCGACGCGTCGCCGACGACGTCGGGTGCGGTCGCGAACAGGCACAGCGCCGGGTCGGCGGTGCGGGCCCGCAGCCACGACAGCCACGCATCGTCGCCCGGGTAGCCAGCGCCGAACACCCCGTTGTCGGCGGCCCACCGCGCGCCGGCCGGGATCAGGTTCCGCTGCCGCGGGGTGTCCATGCACGCGAGCAGCCCCGCGGACATGGCGGCCCGGATCGTCGGGGTCGACGGGGTGCCGACGTACATCACGCGGTCACCGCCCGACGGCGGGCGGCGGCGACGACGACCAGCGCGAGCAACGTCAACCAACCCGCCTTGACGAGCAGCTGCCCGCCGACCGCGACCAGGGTCAGCCCCAGCCCGGACAGGGACAGGAACAGGACGCTGTCGACCAGCGCCCCCGCAAGGTTGCTCGCGGCGAGCGCCGTCGGGATGCCGCGGCGCAGCGTCGCCCGCCACACGGCGAGGTCGACGAGTTCGGACGCGCCGAACGCGACCGCCGACGCGACGGCGAGCATCGGGGACGCGACCCACGCCGACACGGCGATGCCGACGGCGATCGCGGCGAGCACCCACCGCAGCCCGCCGACCCGGTCGAGTGCGTCCCGCAGCCCGAGCGCCAACCCGGCGGCGTAGGTGCCGGCGGGGACGAGCAGCCCGAACCCTGCCGGGATCAGCCCGTATCGGGCGGTTAACCAGTTGGCGAGGACGACGGACGCGACGAGCGCGGCGGCGAGTGCGGGTGCCGCGGTTCGCCGGTTCACGGCGTCGCCGCCGAATACCTGCGGAGTGCGCGGGCGATCGACCCGTCGGTCAGGTCGACCGGGCGCCACACGAACGCGACCCCCCGGAGCGCGAGCGCCCGCAACCACTCGTCCTGGTCGGGGGTGACCTTGCCCGTTGTCGTTTTCAGTTCGGCGAACAGCAACCCGCCCGTTCGGGGGTGGACCATCGTCAGGTCGGGGAACCCGGGGGTACTGCGCTGCGAGTTGTACGGGTGGTAAACCATCCAGCCGAGCAGGCGGGCGAGCTCGACGACCGCTTCCTGTAGGTGCCGCTCGGACATGTACAGCGCGGGGGCGGCGGTCACCTGTCGCCCCACAGTGCGCGCTCGTGGCGGTCGGCGGCCCGGTCCGCTTCGGCGGCGACGTCGTCGCGGGTGACGTCCGGGTCGGGTTCGCCGTCGACGTCGGGCGGCTCATTCGGGTCGCGCCGCTGCGGGCGCCGGTCGGCGGTCACTGGTCGCCGCCCGGCTGCTCGCCGCGCGCGTCGAGCAGAACCTGTAGAACGTCGATCACCGACGACGCGTCGCCGCGGGTGAGGTCGTTCCGCGACGTGATCGGCCGCCGCAGTTCCTCCGACAACCACGCGTGCTGATCGGCGTCGGTCTCGACGTCGAGGTCTTTCAGCATGAGAATGATCTTTGTCCGCTGGTCGTCGGTGATCGGGCGCTGATCCCCGACCGGCTCGGCGGGCGCCGGCGGCGCCGCGTCGGGGTCGCCGAGCTCGGCGACGTCGACCCGCTGCTCCGCCGGGTCGAACTGTTCGGCCGCCGTCGTCTCCCCGCGGGCGATGCTCGACGCGATCACCTCAAGATCGGATACGTCCTCGTGTGTCCACGCCGCCGCCGGTTTCCCGACCCGCTGCTCGAGTTGCGCCCGGCTGATCCTGAACCGCTTCGCCCCGTCGACGATGACCGCGACCCGCTCCTCGAGCGGTGTGCCCGGCCCGCGCCGTTTCGTGTCCCGCAGCAGCCGCTCGGCGGTGTCCACCAACCAGCGCGGCAGCGTCGCGAACACGCATTCGCGCATCGCCCGGGCGCCGGCGTTCTGGTTATTGCGGTAGATGTCCTGCAGGTCGACGATCGCCTGCCGCGACTGCACCCGCGTCCGCTTGTCGGTGATCGTGATCGCGTGCGGAACCTGAAACGTGCGGGTCGCCTTGCTGTTGCGCTGCATGTCCCAACAGAACGCCTGAATCTCGGACATCTGCCGTTCGTCGTCGCGGCGCAGTTCGTGCACCCCGTAGTCGACGTTCCCCCATATGACGGCGAGCTCGCGGGCGAGGTGCACCGACAGCCCCTGCCCACGGTTGGGCAGCGCCCAGAACGAGACGGCGGCCAGTTCGTACGACGCGCACGCGTCGGCCAGTTCGACGCGTACCCGGTCGAGGTCGCGGGGGAAGCGTTGCGCGACCTGCACCTGCGCGGCGACTTGCGCGACGGCGCGCGCTTGTTCGACGGCGACGATCGCCTCGAGCCGGTCGCCTTGCTGCCCGCCGAGCCGGTCGGCGACGGTCGCGAGCGCGTCGGTTGTGGTCATGCGTCGTACTCCCATGCGGTGATCGGGAACGCGGCAGGGTGGTCCTGCACGTCGGTTCGGTAGATGAGTGCCCACGTGGCGCCGGTCCGGGCGCAGTCGGGGCACGGGTTGTGGTCGGGGTCGACGAGGTCGAGGTCGGCGGCGGCGATCGGATCCTCAGCCGCCCACCCGCGGTCGCATGCATGGACGACGAGCCCGCGGACCCGTTGCAGCGCGCGCCGTACGTGCTCACCGTCGCCCGGGTCGGCGAAGTCGCCCGCCGCCCCGTGCCCCCACATGTCGCGCGCGTAGTGGTTCAGCGCGGCCAGGGTGCGGCGGTCGTCGTGGTGCCCGGGGATGACGAGCGTTCCGCCGTCCTCGCCGAGCTCGATTACGTGCAGCCCGTGCCGCGGGGGGGCGAGCCAGGCGACGTAGTCGGCGAACGTGGTCATGGGTTCCTCTTTCGGTGCTCGTCAGCCTGTGGGCATGTTGCGAAGTGCGACGTGAAGCGGGGCGGGTCGTCCGGTAGCGGCAACGTGTTCTGCGTGGTGAATGCGACCGTCGGCGCGTACGCGTCGGGTGACGGGTCGGACAGGACGAGATTCCCGCCGGGGTCGGGTTCGGCGTCGAGCGGCATCCGTTTCCCGTTGTTCGTGGTCGCCCATCGGATCGGGGCGCCGCACGAGCGGCACGTCGCGGTCACGACTCGCCCCGGGCGAGCGCGGCGGCGACGGCGGGGTGCGCTTTCAGGTCGGCCCACTGCCGGTCGAGCGCCGACAGTTCGCGGCGCGCGTCGCCGGTCGCCTCGTCGAGCGCGTCGACGACACGGCGCTGCACGGCGATCGACTGTTCGAGCTCGGCGAGCCGTTCCCGCACCCGCGCCGGGTCCAGCTGCGGCGGGGTCACGACGCCGCCTCGTACGGGCCGACAATCTCGCCGATATCCGGGCGCCGCTCGAGCGCCTCGACGTCCCTGCGGAGCGCCTCCCGGGTGACACCGCCGACCCGAATCGCGAACCCGCTCGGCTCTTTCGGCGGCGCGACGTCGTCGGCGTAGTAACCCTCGACGAACCACCGCCACCGGCCGCGCGCGGTCACGGTGTCGACCAGTAGGTGAGGCAGTCGCCGCACGTCTCCCCGCGCGGGTCGGGGGCGCAGACGGTCATCCATTCCCACGAGTCGCAGCCGACCGCCAGCCCGAGCGGCCCGTCGTCGGCGAGGTGCTCGACCCCTTCCCGGTCGCGGACGTGGATCAGCCCGTCGGGCAGCGTCGGCTCAGGCATCGGACACCGCCCGGCGGTCGATCGCTTCCGCCCATGACACGGCAACGGCGGCGACCTGCACGAGCTCGGCCCGCAGCCGCGCCGGGTCGTCCTCGGCGAGCGCCTCGGCGACTTCCTCGAGCAGAATCGCCCACCACTCGCTATCGCCCGCGCGGGCGAGGTGATCGACGGTCGAGCGGATCGCGTCGCGGGCGACGCTGGTCGGCAACGGCGACAGCGGCCACGCCTTATCGGGGCCCGTGCCGTCGGGGTGGTTCTGCTCGCCCCACTTCGCGTTCTGCCGTTCCCGCTCGGCGAACACCTCGCCGAGCACGGACAGCACTGGTCCGGCGATCACTGGTCGCCGTCCTGCTGCTCGAGGTCGTACTGCCGGGCAGCCCATGCGGGCGCCGTGACAGTCGTGATCCCGTAGTCGTTAAATCCGGGCCAGTCATTCGCGGCACTGCACTCGCGGAACAGCTGCAGGGCCCGCGCGTTTTTCTCCTCCCCGCGCATGATGTCGGCGGCGTCCAGCTGCACGACGTGCACGAGGTACGGCGGGGCGACCTCTTGGAACACGAACAGGAACGGCGCCGACTTGGCGAGCCCCAGCCCGACGACGAGGTCGCGGTACCACGCCGCCTGCTGGTCGTATCCGAACGACCAGACGGATCGGGCGACCGCGTCGGGCGCGGCTGACTGCGTCGTTTTGTAGTCGGCGAGGATCAGCCGCCCGTCGCTGTCGGGGGTGCGCAGGAAATCGACGCGTCCGCGCCGGTCGACGTCGTGCTCGCCGTCGTGCCAGAACAGGGACACCTCAGCCTCGCCGCTGCCCGGGTGCAGCAGCCGGGCGGCGACGGGGTGCCGGCGGAGCGCGGCGGCCATGTCGGCGACCTTCGCGGCGGTGGCGGTGAGGATGGGCACCTTGCCGGAGGCGCGGGCGAGGTCGCGTGTCTCTTTGGCGGCGTTGGTGCGCCAGTCGGCGGCGTCGACGATGACCAGTTCGGGGCCGACGCCGAGCACCGCGTTGTGTGCGGCGTGCCCGACGTCGAACTCGTCTTTGGGGGGGCGCCCGTGGTCGCGTTCGTAGGCGTAGCGTGCGGGCCCGCCCGGCTTGATGAGTACCTTCGCGCCGCTGAACGACAGTGCGGGATGCTGCAGGTACTGCTCGTGTGGCAGGTCGCGTACGACGGCGTCGCCGCCGATGGTGAGGTCGACCGTTGTCATTCGTCATCGTCTCCTGTGCAGGCGCGGTCGCGCGGGGTCGGGCATGGCGGGTTGGTCGGGCAGTGCCCGTCGGACGCGAACGGGCAGAACACGTCGGGCAGGGTGTCGGTGTGCAGGGTGAACGTGCGGTGTTCGTCGACCCACGTCGCCCACAGCGAGTCGAGTAGCTGCTGATCGGCGCCGCGGCGGGCGCACACGGCGAGCCAGTAGCGGGCGGTCGTTTCGTCGGCGGCGGTGCCGAGCGCGAGCACCGCGGCGGCGAGCTCGGGCGACAGCCGGAACTCGTTCACGACGTCGTGCCTTCGTACACGTACGCCCAGCTGCCCGCGCCCGGGCGCGTGGTGCGTTCGCGTCGGTAGCTGTGCACGAGGTACGGCGGACCGTCGGCGAACTCGCGTGCGGTCGGCCGCTCGCGTTGCGCGGCGACGTTGATGATCGGCGGCAGTTCCTCGGGCCGGGCGGCGGGCACGTTCACGTCGCGCCCGTCCTCGGGTCCGCCGACCAGGGTCACGATCACAGCGGATCGCCGAGCGCGACGTACACGAACGGTTCACCCGGGGCGAGCCCCTCGTCGGGCAGCCCGACCGGGTCGCCGACCGGGTTCCAGTACACGGCGCGCACGACGAGGTTCGCGTCGGGCAGGACGACGTCGTCACCGACGCGGGGCACTTGTGAGTTGCCGAGACTGTCGACGGGCCACACGGGCGCGGCGACGTCGGGCAGTCCGAGTACCTCGACGATCACACGCACGGGCACACCTCGCAGCAGTCAGCCGAGCGGCGGATCGCGGCGAGGAACGCGTCGGTGCGCGCATCCTCGAGCGCCCGGCGGGCGATCAGTCGGCGGATAACGGTCATGGGGGTTCCTCCGGTCGTTCGGTCGCGGTCGCATGGGTGTTCGGTGTAGCAGCCCCTACCGACGGGTCAGGGTCGGTAGGGGCAGTTCAGGATCGCCGCAGCGTGTCGAGGTAGGCGGCGACGTCGTCGGTGTGGACGCGGCGCGTGCGGCCGACCTTGACGGACGGCAATTGCTTGGCGCGGATGAGGCGCCACACGGTGCGCGGTGAGCAGTACAGGGCGGCGGCGACGTCGTCGACGGTGAGCAGCTGGTTCGACTGCCGCGCGTCGGGGAGTGCCGTCAAGTGCCCTCGTGTGCCCATGCGTGCCAAACTACGCGCCTGTAACCACACCGCGCAACCCGACGCGCGCGGCGAGTTTCCCCAACTGTGAGTAAAGGTGTGGACACACGACAACGCCCCCGCTGCCCGGGGTCCGGGGGCGGGGGCGCTGCGGTGCGTCGGGGCGCGACCCCCGAACGCTGCGACCGCGATCCGTAGACCGCGGCCATGATGCTAGGGCATGGGGGTCACCTCCGCCGCATCCCGGGCGGCGAGCACCTCGCCGAGCCGCACCCGGCCCGCCGCCGTGATCGTGTACGGCCTCCTGTTGTCCCGCGCGTCGGCGAGGTCGCCGAGCACGATCCACCCCCGCGCGGCCAGCTTGGACAGCGACCCGGTCGCCGTGCCGAGCGCCGCGTCGAGCTCGGCGTCGAGCTCGATCGACGTCAACCCGCGCGCCTCCTGCGCGGCGACCCGGGCGAGCGCCGACCAGCGGGCCGACAGCCCGCGGAACGGGTCGACCGGCTCGGGGTCGGCGACCACGGCGGGCAGCGGACGATCCGGGACCAATCCGAGCGCCCGCTGATCGGCGTGCACCGTGCCGAGGGACGCGCCGAGCACGTCGCGCTGTTCGCGCACGGTGTGACCGGCGATCGTCAGGGAGGCGACGAGCGCCTGCCGCTCGGCGAGCATGGACACCCGGTCGCGCACGAGCCGGTACACGTGCAGGTCGCCGAACCAGAATTCGACGAACTCGTGCCACGCGTCGAACCCGAGCGCGAGGTGTGCGTTACCGGCCCGCAGTTCGACGAGGTTCGCGCCTGCCTGCCCGAGCATGTCGCGTGTCTCGGTAGCGAGGTCGCGGGCCCGCTGCTCGGACATGACGACGAGGTCGACCCCGTCGCCGAGCGTCCACGTTGCGACGGGGCTGTCGTCGTCGGCGACCGCCGACACGAGGCACAGCGCGGCGGTCACAGGGCACCGCCCGCCCGCAGCGTGCGGGTCAGCGCGCGGGCGGCAGCAGCGGCGCCGCCGTGGTCGGCGATCAGGTCGTCGGCGGTACCCGGCAGGACGAGCACGATCAGCGACCCGTCGTCCTCGCCGAGCTCGGCACCGTCGAGGGTGACGAACATTGAGGTGCGCGGGTTGTAGATGGCGGGGTGGCAGGTCATGTCGGCGACGTCGAGGACGATCGTGCCGAACAGGCGGGCGCCGGCGGCGGTGAGGTCGCGGGCGGCGATCTTCGGGGCGGTGCGGTTCGCGGTCACAATGACATCATCGGCCATGACTGCGTCAAACTTGACGCGGCGCGCTGTTCGATTCTGAACACTCACCCGATGGGGGGACGCGTGGCGAGCACCGCCCGCCGGGCCACCCGGACAACATGCTCCGGGGTCACGTCCAGAACGGTCGCGATCGCGCCGAGCTCGTCGATCGACAGCGGGCGCTCACCGTTCATCGCGCGGTGCAGCAGCGACGGCGGCATCCCCGCCGCCCGGGCGAGCCGGTTCTGCGACAGGTTCCGCGACAGCATGCGCTTACGCACCTCGTCGACGACAGCGGCGGCGAGCGTCACGGGCGGGATCCTCTCGTGCGGGTAAGCGTCCGGGTGGGCCCCGTCCGGTTCTACGGGTGGAAAGCGTTCGCGTACTGGTTGGCGGGGTGGCTGCTGTACCTGTCCGCCCGGCTGATCACGTGGTCAGTGTCCCGCCCCCGCACCGCGTTCGCGCTAGTCGGGTCCGGGGTCGCGGCGTGGGCGCTGCTCGAGCACCTCGTGCCGACGCTGCTGGTTGTGTGGGCGGTCGTCGAGGTCGGGCATTGGTGGCAGCTGCTCGCCCCCGGGTCGTTCCGCCGGCGGGTGCGGGTCATGGCGTGGTGGCGGTCGGTGTGGCTGTATCGGCGGAAGTGGCGGACGGCGATGCAGGTCGCGGAGCTCGATCGGAAGAATCGTGACGGGGTGTGGGAACGTCCGCGCCTGGTGGGGGTGCGGTGCGGCCCGGTCGCCGACCTCGTGCGGGTGCGGGGGCTGCTCGGGCAGCGGTTCGCGGATTGGGAGGCGGGGGCGCCGATGATCGCGCACGTGTTCGGGGCTGTCGACTATGTGGTGCACCGCGGCGACGACCGGCGGCTCACGTTGGAACTCACGCGCGGGGTTGTCGGTAGGTCGTGGGATCGTGAGGGATTGGTCGAGCGGGTGGATTTATGACGGACGTCGACGCGGTGCTCGGTGTGCTGTTGCTGTCGCTGGTTGTGCTGCTGCTCGGCGTGGTCGCGTGTGACGCGGCGCGGGGCCCGCGGTCGTGGCGCGACTGGTGGCGGGATCACACCCGCTAGAACGCGTGTCGTGTATTGACACGCGTATGGACACGACGGCATGCTCCCCGCCATGCCGACCGCCGCACGCCGCATCCTGACCACTGCCGCCGCAACCCTGACCCTCGCCCTCGCCGTCGCCGCGCCCGCGTCGGCCCGCCCGGGTGAGCCCGACAAGTTCGATTCCGGGATCCGCTCGACCGTCGTCACGTCGTCGCTGTTCGCGGGGCAGACGGCACGGTCATGTGTCTACCGTTCGACGGTGTTCACGCTCGCGGGGGAATACCGCTGCAACTGACCTGACGGGAGGCGCCACGGGTGCCGAAAGACAGTCACACGCCGCCGCGATCCGTTCGGGTCGCGGCGGCACTGTGGGATGCGGCCAGGGTCAAAGCCGACGAACGCGGCGAGACGATCACTGACGTGATCGTGCGGGCGCTCGAGCGGTACGTGAAGCGTCCCTAGAACGGCGACACGTTGCCCGATGCGAGGTCGTCGGCCCGCCGCTGCACAATCTCCGCCGCGGCCCCGTGCCCGGCCTGCGACAGCTGCGCGGCGACGTTGTGCAGGGTCCGGGCCTTCGACGTGCCCAACCAGCCGACGAGGTCGGGGTCGGCGGAGATGTGGCGGACGAGCCTGCGCTGCCGGGCGCGCGGGCTGTCGAGTGGCCCGCCGTCCTCCGCCCGCCGGTTCGGTCTGTGCGGTCGTTCCTCGCTCACAGCAGCACAGCCCGATCTAGGTACACGTCGACCACGCTCGACGGGGCGACCGTCGGGATCTGCAGGTACACGGCGAGCGCGGTGCAGTTCGACGGCGCGACGTAGTCGACCTCGAACAGGGTCGGGGTCCCCGTCAGCCCACCCGCGAGGATCGTCGTGTCAGCCTCGGAGATGTACGCGCCGCCGGCGGTGACGAACCCTTCGATCCCGACGATCGCGTACGCGGCGGTCAGCGTTCCCGACAGGTAGATCGACAGGTGCACCGCCTCGCCGGGGGTGCACGCGATCGGCGCCTGATAGAACGCGACGTTCCCTGTGTCGCCCGGCTGCCCGGTGAACTGCAGCCGCTGCGCGACCGCCCCGTCGACGGTCCCGGTCGCGACCCGGGACGCGACGAACGGGTGCGGGGCGGTGCCCTCGAGCTCCCACCCGGTCGCGACCGCCGACCCCGTCTCGAACGACCCGTTGGTCAGGCGGTTGACGACGCGGGTCTGTACGGGCTGCAGGATCAGCGCGAGCGCCGACTCATTGCGGGAACTGCCACCCGCCCCGCGGTCGAACGTGGACGCGGACGGGCGGGTCAGCAGCCCCGCGGCGACCGTATCGGACCGCACCGACAGCGCACCGTTCCCCGTCGTGGTCGCGAACAGCGGCGTCGGCACGGTGCCCCATGTGGCGGCCGCGTTCACCCCCGCCGCCGACACATACGTCTCGAACCCGGTCGACAGGTAGCCGAGATCGACGACGGGCACCTCTACCGGCGCCGTGGTGCTGTTCCCGATGTTGTTCGCCGCGGCGACGGTCGCCGCCGGGTCGACGTCCAACCACGCGCCCGCCCACCATGTGAGCACCGCCGACACGGACGACGTCAGGGTCACCGTCGTCGCCCCCGGGTTGGGCACGACCCGGATCGCTTGCAGCCGCGCGCCGGCGGACGCGAGCAGCGTCGAGGATGCGACCCCCGCCGAGAATCCGAGGGTCGGCGCCTGGTTGGTGGAGACGATCAACGTCAGGTAGTCGTCTGCCTGCCACCCGGCGGGGAGGGTGACGACGGCGCTCGTGCCCGTGGTGCTGCCCGACGACTGTGATCGCAGCGACGGCGGGGTGGGCGGCGGTTCGGGCGGCGCCGAGCTCCACAGCAGCAGCCCGCCGAGGTACAGCGCGTCGACGTCGGTGTCGCCGAGCCGGTAGGTCGCGTCGGTGTGCAGCGTCATCCGACGATCACGTACAGGGTGTCGGCGTCGGGGGTGAGCGCGTCGTACGCGGCTTGCGTCAGGGTCACGATCGTCGTGATCGTTTCCGAGGTGACGTAATCCCCCGCGGGCTGATAGCTGCCGGCGGGTTGGTAGTCGCCCGCGGGCTGCGCGCCGATGTCGTCGGGGCTGTCCGGGATCGACGGGGCGCCGGTCAGGTCTGCGTAGGCGCCCGACGTGGCGACGTCGGCGAATGCCGGGCGCCCGGCCAGGTCGCTGTAGGCGCCGCTGAACGACGAGCCGCCGCCGGGTATCGCTATCGGGCCCGTGCCCGACGTCGTCGGCAGCAGCGTGTCGGCGTCGACCTCAGCGCCGGTCAGCAGCACCCGCGCCGGTTCGGGTGAGGTGCGGCCCTGCAAGTCCCAGTGCGCCCAGTAGGCGAACGGGTTCGGGGTGCACCCGTCCGCGTCGGACGCGACGACCTCAGCCGATCCGGCGCCGTCCTCGAGGGTGATCGTCACCCCATCGGGGAGGATCACCGACCCCGACGGCACGTGCACAACCCGCCGTTCGGGGGCGATCCGCACCCGCCCGGACGCGTGCGCCCCGTCGGCGGTCAGGTACGGGCCGACGGTGACGACGGTCGTCGCGATTCCTTCGGGCAGTGGCATGGTCAGATCCTCCCGCGGACGAACCGAACGAGCCCCGTCGACAGTGCGGTGACGGCGAGTCCGATCGCCCCCTGCAGCTGCACGGGCACCGCCCCGTCGAACACGTACACGCCGAGCAGCCACAGCACGGCGGGCAGCAGCGCCGACGCGTACTGCGCGACGGCGGTCGGGTCGACAGGCGAGCTCGGGGCGGCGTGGTCGGCGACGTCGTCTCGCTGCTCGACGACGGTGTGACGGGTCATGCCCATAGCATCGGCAGCCGACAGCGATCTGCGCCTCAGCAGATCCGACGACGTCGGGTCGGGATCGCCGCAGATCCTGACGAACATGGTCGCGGTTGGGTCACGTGACGCAACGCGCGTCGCTGTAGTCACCAGCGGGCGCCGCGGGCGGCGAACTCGCGTGACGTGCGGGGGCCGACGGTGCGCCCGTTCGCGTCCGGGCCGGTGATCCCGCACTGCGCCTGCGCCGCCTTGACGACGGCGACGGTCTGGTCGAGGTAGTTGCCGAGCGGGGTCAGCAGCGGCAGCGCCGGGCGCCAGTTGTGCGCGTTCAGGAACCGCTGCAAGGCGATCACCCGCGAGTCGTTCCGCATGCCGTAGGACAGCACCGACATGCCCGCGATCGACGTCGCCGCCGGCGGGGCGGTGGCGGCGCCGTCGTACGCGGGGTGCCCGTAGACGACGACGGCGGACGTCGACCGCTTGCGGCGCCACACTCCGCCGCCCATCCGCTGATTGCCGGCGGCGCCGCTGGTCGTGTTCCCCTCGATCGTGGTGATCGTCCCGTCGGCGTTGACCGCCTCGACGAGCCCGACGTGGCTGATCCGGTCGACCCCGTCGCCGGGCCAGTCGAACAGGACGAGCGACCCGACCCGCGGGCTGCGGCTCGCCTGCCCGCGCTGCTGAAACCAGGCGGCCAGGGTCGGCGTGTAGGCGGCTTTCGGGATGAGCGCCCCGGCGCCTGCCTGCTGCCCGACCCACCAGACGAACTGAGCGCACCACGCGACCTTGTTCATCCCGTAGGCGGCGCCGTACGGGTTCGACCCGTCGGCTGCCTGAACGGTGCCGATCTGTGAGCGGGCGACGTCGAGCACCCGGGCGGCGGTGCTCACGCCTGCTCGCTGTCGGTGCCCTCGGGCAGCCATTCGGGATCTTGCGGGGGCTGCTCGTCGGGGTCGTCGGGGGTGAGCGCGTTCCCCGTCGGCTCGACGAGTCCGTCAGTGACGGTCGGGTCGTTCAGGTCGTCGGGGTTGGGAGTGGTCATCGGGTCGCGCCTTTCTTGATCGGCTCGACCTGCCCGGGCGGGTAGGTCTGCGCGTGGTCGCCGCACAGCGGCAGCCGCTGCGGGTACACGGGCAGTTGCGCGGTGTGGTGCGTGGCGGGCTGCCCGCACAGCCGCCCGCCTTTCGCGTCCGTCACGGCATACGTGCACTTGTCCATGCGCCTGTTCCTCTCAGGTCTGCAACACGTTCGGGGGGAACGCCTCGGCGATGATCGCCGCCCCGAGCGGGTTCGGGTGCAGCCCGTCGCGGAACCACCGCCGGTCACCGCGGACACTCGCCGTCTCGCACAGAACCCACGTCAGGTCAACCCACCGGCCCGCGAAGTGCGCCGCCCCCCAACTGTTGAAAGCCTGCCGGCGGGCCTCGAGGTTCGGGAACCACCCGGCCTGAAAGGCGCACCCGGGCCCGTCGTGGAACGGGAAGATCGCCCCGCCGACGACCCGCCACCCGGCGGCGGTCGCCGCCTGGTCGGCCTCGTGCACCGCCCACCGCAACGGGCCGACGTCGGACAGCCGCACCAAATCGTTGACGGGCCCGGCGAGGAACATGACCCCCGGTTCGAGCTCGCCGACCGCCTCGTCGATCCGTTTGCGGATCGTGTCGCCGTTGCTGTCGGCGGCGGTGTAGCAGCCGCCGCCGAGCGACCTGTCGACGACCGGGATCCCGAGCCGGGTCGCGAGGCGGGGCCGCCACCCGTCCGGGCCTTCGGCGTCCTCGATCGACGTGCCGACGACGACGACCGTCACAGTTCCCACCCGAGCCCGTTCAGGAAAAAGTAGGTGCCGGCGGGGATCGTCGCCGACGCGACGTAGAGGGTTCCGTTCGATCCGACGTCGAGTCGGTACAGCGAATAACCGCCGCCGACGTTCGCCGGGACCATGATCGGCACGGGCAGCGCCGGGCGGAAGATCGCCGGGAACCCGCCCGCCGCCGTGTACACCCCGCCCGCCCCGGCGCTGTTCGCCGCGTAGGCGACCCCGCGGAGCTTGACCCGCTTGTCCTCCTGCCGTAGCTGCACCTTCGGGACCCCGTTCACGGCCTGTTGCGTGGTCGCCGCGTAGTGGTCGAAGTAGCCGCCCGCGACGACGGGGAAGTCGATCCACGCCGTGACGACGGATCCCGTGTCGGGGTCGACCCACTTCCGGAGGTCGGTGATCGCGAGCGGGGTGCCCGAGCTCGGCGGGGCGACGACCCGGAAGAGCGGAAGATCCCACGTGCCGTCTTCGACCTGCGTGACCGCCGGGTCGACCGGGGATGCGGCGGCGGTGCCCTGAATGCGGGTCGGTACGACCGTCTTCGCGACGAGGTTCCGCCGCAACACGACGAGGTCGTTCCGCGGCCCGAGCCCCGACGTGTTCGCCGGAACGGTGTCCGTCCACGCCGAGCCGGTCCGCTCATAGGACGCGCCGCGCACGTGCGCCCGCCCCAGCGACATCGTCAACCCGAACCCTGCCGCGGTCAGCCCGAGCTCGCCGCCGGCGGCGGTCGCCGACGGGGTCCCCATGACGGCGGACGGCTCGAGCGGCCCGCGGTCGCGGAACCACGGGGCCTGCCCATAGGAGGCGGTGTCGAACGGTCCAGCTACATCGGGCACGGTGCGCCCCTCTCTACTTGTTTCGGGTGAGGCGGGCGAGCCCGGCGGATACGCGGGCGAGCTGCTGCTGCGTCGGCCCGGGCCGGATCGCTTTCGCGTCGGACGTTCCGACAGCCGGGGTGATCGTCTCCCGCCCGTCGCTGTCGACGGTGAACGCGACCTCCCGGATCAGGTCGGTGACGGTCGCCGCCGTCGCCCCGCCGGGCACCCCGACATGCACGGTGACCCGGTCGCCGAGGGACCAGTCGCGACCGTAGGCGGCGGACGTCGTGTCGGCGGCGTCGATCGCGAGGGACTGCGTACCGGCGCCCGCCACGACCTCGTCGACGGCGACCTGTTGCAGTTTCGTGGTGTCCGCCTCGTCCCGCTGGTCGATATACCGTTCGATCCGCCTGCCCCATGCGAGGTCGCCGACGTCGGCGGACGCGGACACCCGGCGGACGCGGGCGGCGAGGTCACCCTGCCCGGCGGCGATCGCGTACGTGACGGACGGCGGCAGTTCCTCGTAGTCCCAGCCGACGAGGTTCGTCAGGGACGCACTGAACCGCACCGACGCGGACAGGTCGCGGGGCGCGTACACGTCGGCCCGCAGCCCGTCGACCGTCGACACGACCCGAACCCCGAGGTCGGCGCCGGACAGCAACCCGAAATAGGTCAGGGTGTCGAGCAGGTTCCCCCACTGTTCCCACCAGGCGCGCGACGTGCCGACCCCCGGGTCGGCACCCATGATCAGTGTCGGCACCCGGCGGGCGGCAGCCGCGCCCGGGCCCGCCTGCACCCGGATCAGTTCCCACATAGCCGTCGACGCGGGCCCGGTGAACGTCCAGTAGTTCGCGACCTGCGCGGTCGCGTCCGCCGCCGGCGACGGGTAGACGAGCCGGTCGGCGAGGTGCTGGTCGTCGCCGAGGCACAGGACGGTGATCGTCGCCTCCCCCGTCCCGGCGTCCCACCCGATCCGCCGCGACGACCCGACCATGCCGGACAGCTGCTGCTCGCCGTCGCGGTTGACGACGACCCCGCAGCCGCGTGCGAGGCGCCCGTACGCGGCGGGGGTATACGGGGTGACGAGCTCGCACGCGTCGACGCCGAGATGCCGGAGCACCCCCTTCGTGTTGATGATCGGCAGCCCCCCCGACAGTTGGTATCCGCTGTCGCGGCTGAACGCCTGCCACACATGCCCGATCACAGCGCGCCTGAGTACAGGCGGTCGGCGGTGAGCGCGATGCTCGAGGCGGGCCCGGCGCCGGTCAGCAACGCCGACACCGTGTTCACCCCGTCGACCAGCGGCCACAGCGCCGGATCGGACGCGAGCGACCCGAACAGCGACACCCCGTCGGCGACACGGACGATCGACTGCCGACCGGGCCGGGTGTCGATCGTGACCGTCTGCCCGTCACCGATCGCCGCATTCAGGACGACGTCGGCGGACATGGTCTGCGGCGCCCCGTACTCGTCGACCCCCGCCCACGTGTTCTGCAACGTCAGCTGCGACCCGGGTCCGGTGACCGTCCATACGGGATACGTGGGGCTGTCGGTATCCGACAGGTCGATCGTCCGGTCGCCCGTGATCGTCGTCGACGACAGGACGAGCGGCAGAATCGGGAAAAACGACGACGACGCCGCGAGCGACCACGGCTCGGTGATCGGCTCACCCCGCCACCACGGCGACGGCGACCAGAATTCGAGCACCGTCCGATACCGATACGCCCGGTAGACGCCGCCCTCGAGACCTTTCCGGTAGAACGCGGGCAGGGTGCGGGCCGACCCGTCGTCGCCGACCGCGGTCAGTTTCCCGATCCCGGCGCGGGGCCGCAGCGCGTGCGCCAATGCGCGCACCTTGACCCGCAGATCCGCGCCGTCGGCGGCGACGAGGTCGAGCCCGAGCGTCGTCGACCGCCCGGCGGCGGTCACGGCCTGCAGCTGTTCGCCGTCGACCCCCGCGAATGCCTGCGTGACGAACCCGTATTCGGGGGCCAGGTGACCGCCGATGTCGGCGGTGACGAAGTACCCGGCGCCCCATGCCGAGAGGTCGGTGATCGCCCCGTTAGCCGCGGTCCACAGCCATTGGGTCATCGGATGCCCGCGAGGAACTCGGTTGTCGCCTGTTCGCGGCGGACGATCGCGGCGACCTGTTCGGGGCCGACGACCCCCGACACGATCGTCGTGTGCGTCGTCCCGGCGGCGGCGGCGCCGGCGGCGAGCGCGTCGCGGGTGCGGGCGGCGGGGGTGACGAACCCGGACGACCCGAACTGCACGAGCTCGGGTCCGTCCTCGCCGACGAGGAACGTCTGCCGCGGCCACACGGGGCCCCCGGCGGCGCGTCTCGGCGTGCCCCATCCGCCCGTGTACGTCCCGAACTCCCGCCGCACCGACTCGACGGCGTTGATCACGAAATCGAGCTGAACCGTTCCGCCCTTAAGCCCGTCGATCAGCCTCTGAAACGAGTTGACGTCGGTCGTCGCCTGAGTGGTATCGGCGGTGACGGCGGTGTTCCGCTCGGCGGGGATACCGAGGATCTGATCGGCGAGCAGCTTCGCCGCACCCTCATTGATCCCCATCTGCGCTGCCGTGTTGATGAACGACGTCCGCAGTTCGTCGTTCTTCACGGCGATCTCGGCGTCGGTCGCCCCCTGTTGTTTCATGGTGGCGATCAGGTCGTTCCCGGAGTTGCGGACGTCGAGCAGCACGTCGGCGGCTTTCCGCCCGTTCTCCGACTGCAAGTTCAGCTGCCCGGACGCCTGCAGGACGGCGCCGCCCATGTCGGTCATGGCGCCTTCGGCGGCGGCGGTCGCCGACTGAAAAGCCGACTCGACTTCGATCATGGACACGTGCGAGCCGGTCAACAGGTCAAGCGCCAGCTTGAAGTTGTCGATCGCCTTCTTGCCCTCGTCCAGTTCGGTGCGGGCCGCGTCCAGCTTGGTTGTCCACTCACCCGCCGCCCCGGTCGCGCTGTTCGTCGCCGCCGTCAGGTAACCCTCACGTTCGCCGAGAATCCCCGTCCACACGGCGAGCCGTTCCTGCGCGATCGCCGTATCGCCGTGGGTTTTGCCGAGGTGTTCCGTCCGGTAGGCGAGCTCCTCGGTCCACTGCGCCACCTTCGATTGCGCCTGCTCGACCGGCGACAGGGAAGCGAAGTGACGGTTCATCGCCTCGGTTGCGTCGTCGAGGGACGGCGCGAAACCCACCCACTCGTCGAGGTCTTTCATCCACTCGAACCCGGCGGCATCGTCGCGTGACGCCTCGTATTCGGCGCGCACCGACGCGGCAGCGGCACCGCCTTTCAGCAGCGCGGTCGACCATGCGTCGGTCTGCGCCGCCGCCTTCTGCAGACCCGACGTGATCCCAGCAACGACGAGCGTGCCCGCGGCGATCGCCGCACCCCACGGGCCGCCGAGCATGCCGACCACACCCCCGGCGGATGCCTTGAGCAAACCCATGCCGCCGCCGGCCTGCCCGACCGCCGACGCGGTCCGCAACGCCATGTTCGTGGCGCCGTCACCGATCGCGGTGAAAGCCGACGTCACCGGACCCCGCAGCAACAGGAACGCGCCGAACGCGACCGCCGCCGCCTGCAGCGGGCCCGGCAGACCGTTGAAGATGTGGACGGCGCCGCCGACGACCGACGCGATCGCCGTGAACGCGGGAACGACGACGCCCGCCGCGATCCCGCCCACGCTGCCGAGCGCCGGGCCTAGGTCGTCCATGAAAAAGGTTGCGGCGTCGTCGACGACCGGCAGCAGATAGCCGCCGACCTTTTCGGCGAGGTCCCCCGCCCGCTGTTGCAGCTTCCCCAGCGGGGTCGCGGCGGCTTCCGCGGCGCCCCCGAACTGTTTCCCCAATTCGGCGAGGATGATCTTCTGCGCGCCGAGGGTGTCCCCCGATTCGGCGAGGGTGCGGATCTGGTCCTTTTGCTGCGCCGTGAACGACACCCCAGCCCGCGACAGTGCCGTGATTCCCTTCGTCGGGTCGTTCAGCGCCTTGCCGAGCATGATCGCCGACGACGACGCGTCCTTGCCGAGCGCCGCCGCCATGTCGGTCATGATCTGCGTCGTCTGGTTGAAGATGTCGTTACCGGCGCCGGCGGCGTTCTTGATGTTCGTGAACGTCAACAGCAGGTTCGCGCCCGATTGGATCGCCTCGTCGTCGACCCCCGTTTTCCGGGCGATCGCCCCCGCCAGGTCCCCGACCTGTTTCGCCGACGTCCCCGCGGCGCCGCCCGTCGTCTTGATGACCTGAGCGGTCAGCGCGCCGATCTTCCGCGATTCGTCGGCCGCCTGATACAGCGACGTGAATCCGGCGATCAGCCCCGACCCGAGCAGCCCGGCGGCAGCCATTTTCATGCCGGACGAGATGAGGCTGCCCGCCGTGTGCCCTTGCTTCCCCGCCCGCTCGGCGGAGTTACCGACGGCGCGGAACGATCGGGATGCGTTGTCCCGCGCGAGGAGGTCGAACGTCAACGCCAGGTCAGCCACCTAGACCCCCCGCACGAGACTGTTCTTGAAGTCCTCGAGGGCCCGGATCAGGTCGCCGCGTATCTCCCGTTCCGATTCCCGGATCGGCTCGTCGAAGTAGCCCCGCAGTTCGGGCACGGTCTGCGGGACAGCGTTCCTGCCGCCGTTCGCGGCTTTCCCCTTGCGACCGAAGACGGGGTGATACACCCGGCCGAGCGCGTTCATGCGCGGGTCGACCTTGCCGCCGACGATCCGAACCCCCGCGGTCGCCGCCCCCGTCCGGGCCTGCGCCCGGTACGGCTTCCGCGCGAGCCGCTCGTTCAGCTTCCCCGCCTTCGGCGCCCGGTCCCGCGCCGACTGCCGGATCTTCGGCAGCAGCGGCTTAGCGGCCGACGCCATGCCCTTGTGCAGCGCCTTGCGGAGCTCGGTTTGCCCGGCCGCCTTCAACGCCTTGGACAACGCTAGGAAGTCTTCCGCGCCCCGCATCCCGGAGCCGCCGGCGCGGATGCCGCCGACGGGGTTCACCGCTGACCCCCTGAAATTGCCGCGGTTGTCGACCACGTCATGCCACCCCCAACGCTCGCCGTAGTTCCATCTGCTCGGGGTCGACGTCGACCGTCGGCGCCGGTTCCGCCGCCAACGACTGATCGAACAGCAGCCGCCGCTCCCGGTAGGTGGGCAGGGTGACGTCGTCCCCACCCGCCGCGATGAACACGGCGGCGACGTGACGGTCGGCCAGCAGCAGCCGCTCAAGCTGGTCGAGGAGCAGCACGTACGCGAGGTCGCACACGTCGGTCAGGCGGAGCCCGCGGAACGCGCCTCGTCGGCCATCAGCACCATGAGCGCCAGGTCGGGCCGCCCTTTCTTCTCGAGCCGTCGGATGACCCGCGAGGATGAGTCGTCCCCTGACTTCTTCTTGGTTTTCTTCGGCCCACGCGAGGAGTCGGAGGGCCGCCCAGTAGGGCGGGCTGTCGACTGCGTGAACGCGCTCACCACCACGGGCATCAGGTCGGCGGTGACGGTCGCGCGGTTCGTGCGGGCGGTCACCCGGAAACGGTCCCAATCCTCCGGGTGGATGACAGCCTTGAGGAATGTGTAGACGGCGGCGGCGCCCGACAACATGTCGGAATCGGCGCCGCCCTTCGCGGCCGACGCGAATTCCATCATCTCCCATTCGTACTGATCGGGTGGGTTCAGCCGGAACGGGCGGCCGAAAAACTCGACCTCGTGAAAGGCGGGCCCGTCGGGAACGTCGACCGTCTCAGCCGCGCGAGACACCCGCGCCCCAAATGTCGAACGGCGCCGTCGCCCCGGCCGGAATCTCCATGTTGAATGTGCACGGGATCGACGAGTTGGCGGTTCCCCGCCGGAATTCGGTGTTGATCTCCCCGCCCTGGATCGTCTGCTTCAAGCGGAGCCGGATCGTCGCGTCGGTGCTCTCCCACAGGATCATTGCCCGCACCTCGGCGCCGGGAACGGGCGGTGTCACCGTGTACAGCGCCGTCGCGCCCGTCCCCGATGTCGGGGTCAGGGCGGCGATCCCGCCGTTCAGCGCGCGCCGGTAGTTCGACAGGGTCCACGACGCGAGCGCGAACGCGATCGTTCCGCTTCGTTCCGTCGTCACGAACTTGACGGGGTCGGTGAGCTCGGCGACGCGGATCGGCTCGACCGACGTCGAGTAGGCGAACGCCGAACCTTCCATCGTGGGGCCCAGCGGCAGCCATGCGGCGGCGACAACGTCGGTGAACACCGACCCGGCGACGGTGTTCGTCGGGTCAGCGGTCCCGATCGGCGAGATCCACAGAAAACCCGGGTCGGTGAGCAGATTCGGGGAGGGAACGGCGGGGGGCATCGGGGGTCAGCCCTTCGGCTCGGTGGCGGCGCCGGCGGCGAGCGCCCGCCCGGCCTTCGTGGAAATGCTCTTGACCTCGTCGTCGGCGACGACGCCGCGGGCGACATGTGAGGCGGGCACGGGGTCGCCCTCGTTGAAGGCGCGCACCCCGCCGATGTAAATCGGCTGCGCGGCGACGTACTGCCCGTATTCGTCGCCCTGCACCTCGCGGAACTCTGCGGCGGTGATCGGCGGGTCAGTCATGGCGGGGGGCCCTTCGCTCGGTGGGGACTGCTCGGGTGGGTTGCTGCTGGTCATGGGGCTGCTCCTCATCCGTACGTGGTGGCGGTGTACGTGGTCCGGACGATCGCCGACGCGGTCGCCCCGCTGCGGGTGGGGTCGATCAGAACGTCGACGACGATTTCGGCGGTGCTGTTCGTCAGCAACGCCGCCGACCCGAGCGCGGCGGCGAGGGTCCGATCGTCGGCGAGCCACTGCGCCCACGCCTCGAGTAGCTCGAACACGGCGGCGCGGGCGGCGGCGACGTCGGGCCCGGCGACGACGAGGTTCGACGCGATCGACCCGCTTTCTTGGGTCTGTTCCTGCCCGGCCGCTGCGGGTTCGACGTGCACGGCGGGCCCGTCGGCGCCGGACACGTAGCCGACGGTCACCCACGCGCGGACGTCGCCGCGGTCGCCGCGGGGCCCGTCGAACACGCGCACCTCTCCCCACCCGGGCAGGGCGGGGAGGTGCGCGACGTGCGCGGCGATGTACAGCGGGGCGGCGAGTTTCATGCGGCACCCGGCAGCCGGTAGGGCCTGATCAGTTCCTCGACGCGGTTCGGTAGCGAGTAGGTGGGGGTCGGCTCGTCGGCGTCGACGGGCTGCGTTGACAGCCGCTGCACGTCGTACAGGTGCGCCGCCCAGTCGAGCGCCGCCGTGGTGAGCGCGGCGGGCCACTCTTCGCCCGTGCACACGACCGACCAGGCGCCCGACGTGGTCGACGACCACCCGACGTCGACGAGCCCCGCCTGCGGGTCACTGTCGGTGGGGGTGACGGCGAGCTCGCCCGGGTCGGTGACGGCGCCGATCGACGCGAGCCGCACATAGGGCAGCAGCAGCCGCCCGCGGATCGCGCGAACAGTGACGGTGACGGTGCGGGCGCCGAGCATCCCCGTCGCCCGGGTCACTTCCTGCACGGCGGTGTCGACCGCGCGTTGCATCTCGATCCGGTCCTGCGACGGGTCGGCGGGCGGGGCGGTGTTGATGTGGTGCGCGAGGTCGTCGACGGTCAGCGCCATGACGTCACCCGCGTCGCTTCGGGGGTGGGACGGCGGTCCGCTTCGGCGGTTCCCGCTTCGGGTCCGCCGGCGGGGGCGCGTCCTCCGGGCGGTCCCCCACGTCGGCGGCTGCCCGCAGCTGCCCGGCGACCTGTTGCCCGCGGGCCCACCGCTCGAGCCCCCGCGCGGACGCGCCGCCGTCGAGCGCGCGCCGGTCGGCTGCCTGCCGGGCGAAGTCGTCGGCGAGGTCGCCCCACGTCCACCCGCGATCTTGCATGATCTGCGTGTAGTTGCCGGTGACGTCGCCGTCGGGTGCGGTCATCGTGGTCGCCTCCTGATCGTGTGGTCGCGCCCGGGGTCCGGGCGGCGGCATCGGGTGACCGCCGCCCGGACGTCAGCGGGTCAGCTACCCGATTCGGTGCTCTTGCTGCCGGTCGCCTTGTGCGACGGGGTCGCCGCCGACGAGTCGTCCGGCGGGGTCGGCGGCTGGTCGCCGCCGCCCGTACCGCCGCTGTCCGGGCCGGACGCGACATCGGCCGGGATCGGCAGCGGCCCCGGGTTGGGCAGCAGCCCCGACGACGGGTCGACCGACGGTGAGGCGCCGACCGCCGCCGCCCGCTCGTCGAGGGTGTGCTGCGCGGCGACACCTTGCTGCACGAGCGCCTGATCGCCGATGACCGCCTGATACGGGTCGCGGCGGGCCGACTCGAGCGCCCGCGCCTGCAGCACCGCCAGCCCCGTGGGGGCGCCGCCGACCGCCGGGTCGAAATCCTTCGCCCACGCGGCGAGGTGGTCGTACCCGTCGAGCGGCTGCCGCTCGTGCATCTGCAGCCACTGGTCGGCGAGCTCGCTCATGACCGCCTTCGGTTCGACGTCGCGGATCGACGCCTGATCGCGGGCGATCTGCGCGTAGTTGTCCTGCGTCGCCTGCGGGATGAACCACTGCGGCGCGACCTCGTCGGAAGCAAGGTCTGACTTTCCTGACCCGACCGCCTGCTCGGCGGGTGCGGGGGTGTCCTGTGCCATGCGCTAATCCTCTCCTGCTGGTTCGGAAACGACCCGGGGTGGGTCAGAACGTGGGCGCGACGAGTCCCTGCGTGGCGACGGTGTCGAGCCCGCCGACCTTCGCGACGGCCTGCGGGTACCGCCCGGCGGTGAACGCCGCGTAGCCGTAGACGACGAGCTTGACCGTCAGGTTCTGCCCGAGGGTCTGCTCGAACCGCAGTTGACGGGGCATGCCGTCGCCGTCCTCCCACAGCAGGCACACCCGCGGGTCATAGGTGAGTGCGACATCTTCGACGTTCGTGCCGACGTTGGTCGGAATGTTCGCGTCGGTGACGACCGGCAGCCCCTGCATGCTGCCGACGGTGCGGGCGACCCGCAGATCGTCGGGGTCGTTGCCGCCGCTGTACTGCCCGGGGGTCTGGTTGACGCCGAGCACGTTCGTCGCGCCCTGCCCGTCGACCCCCATCATCGGGCGGCCCGTCGAGTCAGCCTCGGCGGTCAGCCACCCCCACCGCCGCGGGTTCATCGCGATCAGTTCGGGGGTCAGCCCGACCCCGTACCCGGCGATCGCCGCGACCGCCCCCGCCAGCTTGCGGTTGAAGTTCGCCGCGGTCGGTGCCGCACCGAACGCGGTCGCCGCGCCGATGCCCGCGGTGTTCAGCATGCCGAGCATCTGCCCGGACGCACCCGACCCGGTGATCACCTGCCGGTCGAGCTCGGCGTGATAGGCGCGTGACAGGTCGTTGTACACGATCTGATCAATGCCCGGGGTGCCCCGCTCAAGGGACTGCCGGGACACGTCCTGCTGCCCGCCGATCGTGGCGACTGGCACCGTCAGGTTGGCCCAGACCTCGTCGGTGTTCTGCAGCGCGCTGTTTTCCGTCGCCTGCGAGGCGACGGCGGCGCCCGTGGTGCCGCGCGGGATGATCAGCGACATGCCCTGTTCGGGCAGCGGCAGACCCTGCACGGTGTTCGCGACGACCCGCCCGGTTCGGATGATCGCCGCCGAAAGGTCGATCAGGTACTGCGGGACGACGAGACCGCCGAACCCGGACGTCGACACGGCGCGCTCGTTCAGTTCGCCTTCGACCCGCACCTCGTCGGCGTGCCGGCGGAGCCGTTCCTGCGCGGACACGTCGCCCAGCTGCGACGAGCGGAACGCGTCGACGAAGAATGAGACTTCGCCGCGGCGGTCCCGCTCGCCGGTGTAGGTGCGCTGTTCCTGACCGATGCGGGCGCCACCCTGGCGGCGCTGCCGGTCGTCGGCGCCGCCGAGCTCGGCGCGGAGGTTGGCGGCGTTCGCGTTGCGGGTCTGCTCGTCGAGCGCCTCCCGTAGCGCGGCCTGCTGCTGGTCGAGCTCGGCGTCGACGGTGACGATCGCGTCGCGGGCGGCCCGCAGCGCGGTCGCCTGCTCGGCGGTCGGGTCTGCGGTGCCGACCGCCGCCCGGGTCGTTGCGATGGCCTGCTCGTGCGTGGCGCGCTGGTCGAGTAGTTCACGGATGCGTGCGCGGATCTGTTCGGGGTTCACGGGGGTGACCTCCGGTGGGAAGGGATGGGGGGTCGCCGTCCGTCAGTCGTTCGGCCGGTCCGGGCCCGGGGGCGCGGGGCGGTCGTTCGGGCAACGTGCAGCAGCCGGGCGGGTGGGAAGCGCGCCCGGAGTCATGGGGTGCCGTTCAGTTCTGAACACGGCGGAACTCACGATCGGGGAGTGCGGGGAAGGTGCAGCCGAACCCGAGCCCCGACGCGTGCGGGTAAGGATGCTCGGCGAGCGTGCGCCCGCAGCGGTTGTGCAGCAGCACGTCGTACGACATGAGGTCGTCGAGCCGTGCGCGTTGCTCGTCCGTCAGCAACGCGGCGGGGTCGGTGCGGCTGCACTCGCTCACGACGTCTGCCGGGCGGCGAGCGGGTGGGGGGCGGCGAGCGCGTCGAGCGCGTCGAGCTCGTCGCGGGTCATGGTCGTGTGCGCGCCCCGCTCGGATGCGGCGCGGCGGGCGGTGCGCTGCGTCAGCCGGTCGGCGAGCGCGAGCGCCTGCTCGTCGTCGAGCGCGTCGACGTCGTCGCCGGTCAGCCCCAGATTGATCGCGTAGTCACCCGTCGCCGGGTTCGCCCCGTAGTTGACGATCGACACGTCACCGCGGTTGATGTCGACCTCGTCGATCCGATAGGCGGTGTAGTCCGGCGACCACTGCCCGCGGATGATGCGGAACGCAAACGACGATTCGTTCAGGTCGCCGCGGCGAACACCTGACATGACGTTGCCGACGACGTTGTTCGCGGGGTCAAGTCGCGGTTCGTACCACATGCCCGTGTCGTCGGCGCCGAGCGTCAACGTTCCCGACGCGGTGCGGGCAAGGGTCATCCCGCCGTGATTCAGCAGGAACGCGACGTCAGGGTCGGCGGCGAGCGTGACGTCGAACGCGGTCCCGGCGATCGTCTCGGTGTACGGGCCGAACATGTCGAACATGTCATAGGCATGCTCGGTGATCGACGCGTACGTGCGGAACCCGATCGTGCCGTCGCCGCTGTCGGGCTGCTCCCTCATCTCGACGCCGTACAGCATCGCGCGGGCGACGGCGGGGGATCCGGCCCGCTCGAGGCACCGCCGCTCGCGGGGGCGGTCGGCGGGCGCCCGGGTCTGTGAGCGGCGGGCGAGCGCCGCGGCCCGGCGGTTCACTGGTCGTCGTCCTCGTCGATCCGGGCGGCGAGCGGCGTCGTCGACGTCGCCGTGATCCCGTCACCGACGGGGGTCTCGGAATCGGCCGACGTCTCGAACGTCAGATCGACCGACGTCAGCAACCCGCCGGAATCCTTCACCCGGTCGACCGTCCACTCGATCAGGTCGGCGACCTCCTCGGGTGCGGTCAACGGTCGCGACGTGGTCAGCGTCCCGTCGTCGACGCGCACACTCGCTTCGTACGTGGTCATGCGGGAACCCCCTGCGTCGTGTCCTCGGTCGCGCCGGCGGGCGCCCCGTCGAGCGTCGGTGTCGTCTTCGCGCCCAGCAGCCCCGCATCCTTCAACGCGGCCAGCTGCTCGGCGGTGAGCGGCGGACGTTCCTCGAGCGCCCGAACCTCGTCCATCGCGTAGGCGCCGATCTTGAGCCCCGTGTCGTATGCCTTCATGCGGGACGCGAGGTCGGTCCGCAGCAGCGACGAGACGTTCAGTTTCACGTACTGCCCGCGGACGGTCAGCCGCGACAGCGCCCGCTCGCGGCGGGCGATCGCCGGGCCCAGCCGGAACGCGAGCAGATCCTGCGCCCGCTGCTCCCGGTTCGCGTACGTCACCGACGAACCCTGCGCGGGGGCGCCGATCATCTCCCCCGGCATGTCGAACAGCAACGCGACATCTTCCCGCCCGTACCGCATGACCTCGAGGAACAGCGCCTCAGCCGGATTGACCGACAGTTGCGAATACTTCCAGTTGCCGCCGAGCACGAGCGGCTCCCGGCCCTGTTGTGTGGCCCGTACCCGGGCCTTGACGATGCGGGCGGCGGCCTCGTCGATCGGCCCATCCGAGGAGAGCAGCGCGGACGGGGTGAGCGCGTCGTCGTAGAACGCGCCCCCGTAGTCGGCGGCCGACAGGTTGACGCCGAGCGCGCGGGCGGCGGCGGCGATCGGCGACATGCCGACGACGGAACCCGGTACCTCGTTCTGCCGTTCGTGCCACACGTCGAACGGGTCGACCGGCTTCCCCCCGAACGTGTATTCGATCGTCCCGCTTTTCAGGGTGCGGACCCCGACGCTGTCGGGGTGGACGAGTTCGACTTGCGTCGGCAGGTAGGTGGTCGGGTGGCGGGCGAGGATCCGCCCGTAGTTGTTGCCGCGGAGGTCGAGCGCGACCTGCCCGGCGTGCAGCCACCCGCCGAGGTCGAAGTCGGCCGACGGCGACGACAGCGGCCCCACCCGTTCGGGGATCCCGTCCCGGTCCCGGTACACACCGACGGGCATGCTGCCGATCAGGTTCGCCCGCAGCCGCACCGCCGACCACACGGCGGGGATCGACAGGGCACCGCCCCAGCCGACGCGGGCGCCGGAGATCCCGCGGCGTCCGCCGGTGGCGGCGTCGAGGGTCTCGGCGAGGTTCCCTGCCCGCGCCTGGTCGCCGCCGTCGCGGGCGCGGGTGAAGAATAGCGCCACGGCTCAGCCCTGCCGCTCGGGTCGTTCGCCGCGGGCGAGGTGCCATGCGACGTGGACGTCGACGACGTCGAGCGTGTTACCGGGGTCGAGCAGCAGCGCGGCGCCGCACATGACGCACGACGCGAGCGCGACCCGCGCGCCTTCCGCCGTCCACGCGCGGGCCGACGTGATCGGCGACGGCGCGGGGCGGTCATCCGTGACGGACATGGTCAGCCCCTCGGGGTGCGTGCGTCGAGGAGCAGCAGGAACGGCACCGCCACCAGCAGCGCCACACCCAACCCCCACAGCAGCCACGACCCGGCGACCGCGCACGAGATAGCGCCGAGCCCGGGCAGCAGCCGGGCGGGGCGGGCCGACCAGCCGAGCACGGCGCGCGCGCTTCCCCGCAGCGCGCGACGTGCCTGGGCAGCGCGACGGGGGCGCTGCTGGTCCCCCGCCGCCAGGGGAGGCGCCAGCCCGAGCCCGACGTAATCGGGTGCGGTCATCGGCTCCCCCTCACCAGACCTGTTGCAGCGGGTCCGTCGCCAACGACGCGGCGTGCACCGCCAACGCCGCAGCCCGCGCCGGACTGACGTCGATCCGGCCCGCCGACTCGAGCCTGCGGTGAGCGCCCGACGTCTTCCACACCGCCGCCCCCACCGCCGTCAACAGTTCCGGCTCGTTCCCGTGCGACAGGGTGCCCGCGGTGACCGCGTCGGACAGTGCCGCCTCGGCAAGCGCCTGATCCTGTTCGCCCGGTTCCCGCGCATCCGGGATCAGATCCCGCGACCGCGAATCGACGATCACAGTCCCGCCCCAGCGGCGACGCAACTCCGCTAGCCGATCCTTGACCCATGATGCATGCGGACGGTAGTCGACAGACGTCACGTGCACACCCCCACCCGGCCGGCGCCACGCGCACGCGACCGCCGACCACGACCTGTCAGGGGCCACCGCCACCCCGAACCAGACGGGCCGACCCCGCGCCGCGTCCGGGTTGGCGAGCCCGGCGAACCGTTCGATATCGAACGCGCCGCCCTCGTCGTCCTCCTCCGGGAACTCGTGCCACGTCAGGAACTCGCGGGCGAACTCGAGCGCGGACAGCATCTGCCGTTGCTGCGCGACGTCGACCTCACGGATCCGACCCGACCACAGACCCGAACTCGCATGCCACCACAGGTGGGGGCGGTTCAGCGCGCACGCGGGGTCGCCGTTCTTCGGGTGCCGGCAGCGTGAGTCGCTGAACCGTAGCGGCGGCTGGTCGCCGTCCGCGGCGCACGGCTCACGGGGCGCCCCGAGCTCCACATACGCGAGCCCCGGGGATCCGTCCCTGCCGCGGGTGACGACGTCCCGCAGCGCCCCGGAATCGACCTTCCCGCCCGACGACGCGTACCGGATCTGCGCGTCGGGCATGGTGACGATCGTCGGCGCCAACGCCCCGAGGTCGCCCGGCCGCCCGAACAGCCACTCATCCAACGTCAGCCGCTTGACGCCTTGGAACCCCCGCCCCCGCTTCCCCGACCGGGCGTGGAACTCGATTGCCCGCGTCCCGTCGACGATGATCACCTGTTCGCCGGGTCGTTCCCGGAACTCGCAGCGCCGCGCGTATTCGGCGTTGCGGTTGATCCGGCTCTGCAAATCCACGTAGGTTTTCTGCGCCGTGCTG